TATTTGCTGCTGCCATTTGCTTTTGGTTTGCAGTTAATTGTTTAACATTTTCTTCATCGCCGTCAGAGTCGCCAGCGGCACCCATGTTTTGTGAGGCTTCTTTGGCTTTCTGTTCATTCTTATTTCTTCCATTTGTTGCACTGGTAATCTCAGCCTGTGATGGGTCAATCTGTTTAATAAAGAATGCAACAAAATGACTATTACCATCCGAGCCAAGGTTAAGTGGATACTGAAGAATCTCACCACCCCTTGTAGTTTGTGGGTTGCCAGTAACAGGGTTGGTGGATGGTTGATTAAATCTAATATCCTTTGCCCTATCTAATCCAAGAGCAGAAGATGCTGTTTTGGCTAAAAATCCAGAAGCGGTAGATAGAGCTTTATTTCTAAGTGCGGTAAATACAGCCATACTAAATAATCCTTATATCATTTAAAGTATTTATACATCATGGCATACAAAGGCAGATATACTCCAAGCAATCCCTCAAAATATAGGGGCAATCCACACAATATAATTTATCGTTCTCTCTGGGAGCGTAAGTTTATGGTGTATTGTGACCATAGTGAATCGATTATGGAATGGGGCAGTGAGGAAATAGTAATACCATACAAGTCACCTTGGGATGGGCGCATACATCGTTACTTTCCAGATTTCTATATCAAAATAAAACAACACAGTGGCACCACCAAAAAACTCATCATTGAGGTAAAACCCAAGAAACAGACAAAACCCCCAAAAGAGCCACAAAGAAAAACCAAGAGATATTTGAATGAGGTAAAGACTTGGGGTGTAAATAGTGCAAAGTGGAAGTATGCCACTGAATGGTGTAAAGACAATGGAATGGAATTTAAGATAATGACAGAGGACGATTTAGGTATTCGTTATAAATAATCTTATGGTTGATAATCTCATACAAAGCGTTCAAGACGCTACAAAGGACGCACCAAAATCAATTAACTGGTATCGAGACAAAATACGAGAGTTTGGTAAACCAGGCGCATTAGATTTAATTAGAGATGGTCGCAGAACAACTAGGCCGTCTGCTTTTAATTTGAACATGTTTGTGTATGACCCTAAGTATAAAAAGACTTTACCATACTATGATACATTTCCGTTGGTCTTACCCTTAGAGAGATATAGCGATGGGTTTTTAGGACTAAATTTTCATTATCTGCCGATACCTTTGAGAGTTAGATTACTTGATAAAATTAACACGATACCAGAAGATAACCAATACAGTGAGAGGGACCAACTTAGAATTAGCTATGCGAGAGCATCAACAATACCAATGGCAAAGGCTGTGATTAAAAGATATCTCTATAGTCATCTAAAATCTCAAATTCGTGTGGTATCACCAGATGAGTGGGTAATTGCAGTTTTGTTACCAGTGCAAAGATTTAAGAAAGCGTCTACATCTAAAGTATACAACGAAACCAAGAAATTGTTCTAAGGATAATAAGATGGCAACAGGACTAGGTAAATTTGCAGATGTTCCACTAGGAGGCTCAAGCGCAGTGGACGCCCTTGCGTTTGGTTTACTAAATGATATTTTAGCATCATTTCATGACAAAAATGCATATGGAAGACCAAACCAATATGAGGTTCAAATTCACCCACCCCGTGGCGCATCTCCTGCTATGGGTGGTCATAATATTAGAGAATTTTGTCTACGAGCAGAGAGTCTGATAATGCCCGGTAGATCATTATCAACCCAAATAGCGAGTGCTGGTGCTATCACTGGGCCACAAAGAGAGTATGTTATAGAACCATTGTTTGCAGAGGAAATTAGTATGACCTTTCAATCAACAGCTGGATTGGATGAGAGAAGATTTTTTGAGCAGTGGCAACAATTGTCATATAATGTAACCACATTTGATGCGGCATATTATGATGACTATATTGGAACAATGGATATATATCTAGTGAACCAAAATAACCAAAGGACATTTGGTCTTAGGATAGAGGAGTGTTTTCCAAAATCTATCGCAGCATTAAATTTAGCAGCTGGACCAAGCACAGAAATTACAAAGACCACAGTGGCGTGGTCATTTAGAAAATTCTCGCCACTTGATACAGCGTCTCAGCAAAAGCTTGGTGGGTCACTGGTTGACGCATTTACAAACACAGTTGAGAGAAGTTTAACAAGAAACCTTCCAGCTGTTTTGAGAAAATTATTATAAGGATGAAAAAATTATGGCACTACCAAAACTTGATATACCAAATTATATTTTAGAACTACCATCAACGGGAGAAGAAATAACATATAGACCATTTCTTGTAAAAGAACAAAAGACATTAATGATTTTACAAGAATCTGAAGACCAGAGAGATATCATGAATGGAATGAAATCTCTCGTAGATGGTTGCACATATGGAAAATTAAATTTGTCAGAAATGCCAGTATTTGATTTTGAATATGTGTTTCTGAAAATAAGATGTAAATCGGTTGGTGAAACGGCAGAGTTAAGTATCTTGTGTCCAGATGATGAGGAGACAAGAGTGTCGGTTAAGATCAATCTTGATAAGATTGATGTTCAATCAAATGATGAGCACAGCAACACAATTGACATATCGGACAAGATTAAAATTGTGTTGCGTTGGCCAACTGTTAAAGATGTGGTTGATTTAAATATTGATAATGCAGATGATTTGGTTGAACATGTAATTAAACTGATGCATAGATGTGTTACTGAAATTACTGATGGTGACAAAATATATAACAGGGTTGATATGAGCGATAAGGAGTTAACTGAATTTATTGACATGTTACCACCAGACATCTTTGAACAAATCGGTGATTTTTTTGAGACAATGCCAAAACTTGTTCATGTGGTAAATGTCAAAAATCCAAAAACAGAGGTAGATAGTGAAGTGGTTCTTCAAGGATTAGAAAGTTTTTTTGGATAGCCCTCTCACATGTATCAGTAAAAACTCACTATGAACTAAATTTTTCTATGATGCAACATCATAAATATAGTTTAACAGAATTGGACGAAATGCTACCGTGGGAGAGGGAAATATATGTTGGTTTATTATTAAATCATCTTGAGGAGGAAGAGAAAAAAAGAAGAGAGGAAGAAAGTAAATTAAGAAGGAGTTAGTTGTGGCACAAAAAAAACTTGAGCCAGATAGTCAATATGAAAAATACGATTTAAATGGTGATGGTGTTGTGGATGATGAAGAATTTGAAATGGATGCAAAATTAGTAAGACTAGAGAATGAAGACAAAAAAGAAGATGCTCAACGCAAAATGGCGTGGTTTGCACTTGCCGGTATGTTACTGTACCCATCTTTGGTTGTGTTAGCAGTTCTTATGAACATGGACCAAGCAGCAAAAATCTTGGGTGATATGGCAGCGACATATTTTGTCTCTGTCGCAGCAATCGTTGCAGCTTTCTTTGGCAAAGAAGCATACATTAAAAGTAAAAACACGGATGTAAAGAAGTAGGATAGAATCATGGCTGACGAAACACTAAATTTAGCTTTTCAACAATTTCTTGCCGAACAAAAGAAAACAAATCAACTCCTTCATCAACAAGCAGCGGGTGATAAAAAGGGTGACAATATTATAGCATCGACTAGGAATGCTGCAGCTGAAATGATTAATGATAGCCGGCTGGCGATAAAAAATAGAAAAGAACATGATCAAACCCAAGAAGCAATCGTAAGCGCTGAGAAGGAAAACACTAAAAAGGTAGAAACCGTCGAAAGTGCGGTAACAAAATCTGGAGACAAACAGACCAAAGCAATTGAGGATTTAGTAGGTGCTCAAACAACTGCACAATCAGCTGCAACAAAATCTGCTGCGGCTACGACGACAGCAGTAAAATCATCAAATGCGAACGCTTTTAATCATCACTTGGCCGCCCAGCAACAGTATGAAGAAACAAAAGAAAGAGAGATGCGCCTTCTTAAAGTAAATGAAGAACAATATGAGGATATAATAAAACAACGAAAAATTGTTGAAGAATCAAAAAAAGAATTAAAAGAAATGGGTGAGGCAATTAAAGGTGATGCTAAACTAAATAAAGAATATCAGAAGAAAGATTTACAACTTAAACGTGAGCAAGCAAAGTTAACAGCCAGGGAGAATAGAAGAGGACTACTTGGAAGATTTAAAACTAATGTTGCCGCTTCAAAACCAGTTCAAATGTTAGGAGATGTAAAAAGAAAATTCATAGACCCAGTAAAAGGTTTTTTTAAGAAATTCCCAAAAATAATTGGACTAGCTTTAGCTGCTCTGCTTTTAATTTTTGTCAATAGCGATTTCTATCAGAAAACATTTAAATTTTTAAAAGAATACTTCGCAGGCAAAAGTAGTTTTGGAGAAGTTATTGACGATATTACATTCTTCCTCGGCTCGCTCGTAGTTGGGCTTGTTCTTCTTAAAAAAGCGATCATACCGCTACTCGCCCATATTGGCAGAGCAGCCCTTATCAAAGCTTTTACGGCCTTAGGCGTATCTTCAGCCGTTTTAGCCAAGTTAGGACTTGGCCCAAAGGTTCCAACAACAACAACAACAACAATAACAAATCCACAACAACAACCTCCAAAAAAACTGCCGCAAACCGCAAATCAAAATGTCCGTGGGACATCATCTGTTCCGCCAGCAAGCCAAGCAGTGGTTAATGCTCAAAAACGGGCTTTGCAAGCAGGGGGGCCGGGGGCTGCAAGAGCAATGGCAGGTCAAGCGCCTCCTGTAGCTAGGGGCAGTGGATCGAATCCT